TCAGCTATTACTGCGGAATGTATTTTTGATTTTTTTCTCTGAAAAGAAATCATTTATTACACTATCAAAAATATCTACTGCTTCATCATCCATTTCAGGAGTGAATGTTACATATCTATCTAAGGTTACTTGAACCGAGGCATGACCAAGTCTTCTTGATACTGCTTTGACATTTGTTCCAGCTTCTAGTGCTTTAGTTGCATAGAAGTGTCTCAATGTATGAAATCTAAATTCCTTGTTGTAGGGCTTGAGCTTCTTTTGAATATTTCTTCTAACGTAGCTAGGTCGCTTTAGATAACCTTTTGAATCACTACATACATATTTACCCCCTCCAAATGTTTTACCGTAGAGAAGGGCAAATTTATCCAAATTAGACTTATACTTTTTTAACATTTCTATCAAATCATTAGAAACTTTAATGTTTCTAATCGATGTAGGGGTTTTTGTTGCAATTTCATGAATACCACCAATTTCACTTATTTGCTTATTGATATCTAATGTATGATTTTCAAAATCAACATCATCCCATGTTAAACCAAATATTTCAGAGCATCGTGCACCAGTGTAAAGAGCAATGTAGAAAGAAATGTATTCTGGATCAGTTTCATGGAACAGGGTAGGGATTAGCCTCAAAGTATCTTCATCTGGCAATTCATAATTTAAACATTTATCTTTTTTATATTTTTTCTTCCTGATATAGAGATATGGATTATTAGCTATAAATCCTTGATCAAACGCTAAACGAAGCATTTGTCCTAAAACGATATGAACATTTTTCATAATGTATTTAGTTAGGCGTTCAGATGCTTCTGTAATAAAGTTTTGAACCACCATGACATTTATATCTTTTAAATATAAATGGCCTAAACAAGGCTTAATATGATTGTTGTAAACACCTGTATAGCCATGCATTGTATTTTCTTTTAATGATTTGTTTATTGCTTCATTTTTCAACCAATAATCATACAGTTCGTTTACAGTCATTTTATTTTGAAGATTCTGATAGCCCATTCGATTATA